AGCGATGAAGCCAAAGCCGGTCTCCGGAATTGCGGCTGAGCTTGCTTACAAGCCCTCCCCTTCAGGGGAGGGTACTTGACTATGCGATGACTCCCGTTACTTTGAGCTGGCATGCCGCCCCATTCGTGACCGTCGCCCCCGTGATATCCTCGGCGAACGGCGAGGGCGTGCCGCTCGAGGCAAACCACCAATAGGGCACCCCGGGCTGCAAGTCGAAACTGACCGTGCCCGTCGCCCCGTTGCACTTGAGCGTACAGCCCTTGTCCGACCACGCCACGAAGGTTTGCAGCCCTGCCACCGGGAACGACAGCGCCACCGGATAATCCAGCGAATTGGCGGGCACATTCACCCGCAACGGCCCCGCCCAGGATGTGCCGACTTCGGACACGAAACCCGAGATCGGATCCCCGGCTTGCCCGCCCGTCGATGCCGTGAATTGCAGCTTATGCGTTTGTTGTGCCATCAGACCGCCGATCCCGGTTTCTCTTCACACCGGCATTCCCACAGCACGCCTTGTTCCTGGATGTCCGCGGCATACAGCACATTGAAGAACCGCGGCCCGGCGTCCCGATCCTTCTGGATGCCGAATTTCATGTTGGGCATGATCCGCCCGTTGACGTTGCGCGGCGGCGTCTTGGGGATGGCATCCCAAGTGTAGGGCAATCGGATGATGTGCGTGATGGTCGGCCACACTTGCCGCTCGGCGACCAATTCCGAGCCGCCCAATGGCCGTACCTCGACGTAGAATTGCCCGATCGCCGTCGCGGCCTGGGATGGTTGCCCGTAAGCGTCCTTGACCGTCTCGGGCACGTCGTAGAGCGTCGCGACTTGATCGTAGACACCGCCCCGCAAGGGATCCATCAGGAATAGTGCCCGTGGGCGCGGGCGTTGATCGCCCGCTTGAATGTCCGGGTCGCGTGGAGTTCGTATTCCGCGTCGGCCTCGCGGTTGCGATAGCTGGCGGCGATCAGCATGCACATTGCTTCGACGATCTCATCGGGCACGTCCGCGGGATCCGGCCCGTAGCCGCACGTGAACGTGATCTGCACGGCGTCGATCTGCGGGCGGGCGATCGGCCACACGGTGCCCCATACGGGTTGCAGGCGGCCCGGGATGGCGTCGGCCGAGTAGAGATAGCTCGCGGGATTCATCGTCACCAATTGGCCCGAGCCCGGGTCGGCGTACTGGATCGAATCGACCGACACCAGCGGCGGATAGGGCAGTTGAATCACCCCCTGCGCCGAGGGGAACCACCACGGATTCAAGCCGAACCCCCTCGCCACCAATCCATACGCGCCGCCCCACGGGAACGAGGCCGTGTACAGCGTGCGCGACTGCAAGAGCAAGGCTTGCTTGAGCGCGGTGCGTTCGACCACATTCCTCGCCCGCGTGATCTGCCGGGTCACGAGGTTGTCGTCGACCGAATACTGGATGCGCGCCCATTGCTTGGCATCCGCCAGCGTGACGGGCTCGCTTCCCATCGCCAGCGCCGCCCCCGGCGTGGTCGCCGTCGCGGCCAGCGACATCGTGAATCCCGTCGAGGTCGGCGGCGAGGCAGTGACGACCGCCGCCCCGGTCGGGATGCCGGGACCGGCCACGAGCTGGCCCGGCAAGGGCGTGATCGGCCGCCCGCGGGCGGCGGCCGAGAAATTGGCCACGTCCGGCGAGCCCGCGGCGAGGTCGCCCGTCGCCGCATAGGCGGGCGGCGTGCGCACCTCGATCCGCCACCATTGCTCGCCCGGCCCATCCGGGAATCCCGGTAATGCCATCGGCTACTTCTTGCCCATCCGCGCGGCGTCGGCCCGCTCGGCATGGTCTTGCGTGTGCGAGGCCCCCGATTCGAGCGACGGCGTCTTGAAGGTTGCCGGCCCGCTCGAGGGCTCGCCCAGGCCGCGGCGCACGTATTCCTCGGCCTCGGCCTCGTCCGCACATTCGATGACGGAGCCCGGGTCGACGGTGCGGAACCCGCCTTCCTCGACGCGCACCAGCGCGTGCCCCTTGGTCTTGGCGAATTTGCCCGGCATGATCGCTCCTACGGTAGAGGCGCCACGTCCGCGCAGATGGCGAACGATTCGGGATGCCGCACGTTCACGTCGACGTCTTGCAGCGTCGTCACCACGACGGAACCCGCACCCGCGGCCGTGTACGGGTCGACGATCACGTCGAGGCCGCTCCAGAACGCATAAATGAGGTCGTTCCAATTGCCGAAAATCATGGCGTGGAGATTGGTCCCCGTGCCGTGCGTGAGGTTATTGGGCAAGAGATTGGTGATCCCCGTGCGGTAGCCGTTGACGGGGAACTCGGGCATCGTGGTCTCCCAGAGATAGATGGGGAACGTCGAGGCGGGCACCTTGACCGATTGCTTGAGCGTGCCGCGTACCGCGGCGTCGGTCACGTAGCCCAGCGACCCCATGTCGGCATTGAGCTTCCCCACGGACGTCTCGAGGCCGACGACGACTTGCCAAGTGGGCGCGCCGCCATTCGTCCCCACCGCGACCACGGGGATGAGCGTGTTGGAGATGAGCCCCTTGGGCGCCCCGCCCGTGCCCGGCCCGGCGAGCCCGGCCGCCTCGACGCCACGGGCGGTCTGCTGCGCCTGATCGTAGCGCACGAACGCCTCGGCGGATTGATTGGTTTGCTCGAGGAATTGCCGCGTGTACAGCGTTTGCACCCCGCCCGTGTGCGGCGCGAAGGGCACTTGATCGATCGTCTGATTCGACTTCGTCACGGGGATGCCTTGCGTGACCCAATTGAAGGTCGCCGCCTGATTCTGCCTGGGGATGGCGAACAAGCCTTGCATCCCTTCCATGACGCGGGCACCCATCGCGACCGTGACCATCCGCGCCCGGAGAATGTCAATCATGTCCGTGTCGAGGATGGTCGGGATCGAGCCGGCGCCGGCCGTCGTATCGAGGTCGTATCGCTCGAGGGCGCCGCCGCTCGGGCGCATGCCCGAGGATTCCATCCAGCGCCGCGTGTCGCGCAAATCGACCGGCAGCGAGTTCGGCACGACGATACCCTTGGCGGGCTGCAAGCCCTCGTCGCGCCGCCGCTTGCTGAATTCGTCGTGAACCTCTTTCTCGAGGCCCGTGAGGGCATGCCCGGTGTGCCCGAGGCACGCCTCACGCATGGCTTTCAACATCGAGTAGCGATGCGTGCCCTTGCGCGTGTTGCCGGGATCCTCATGGGGCATCATCGCGGTTTGCCGGCCCGTCGAGGCGGCGAGCGCCTTCTTGCGGCGGTCGACTTCCTCCCACATGGTTTTCGTGCGGGCGGCTTGCTCATCCGCCTCGTCGGCCTGGGCGGCGAACGTGTTCGATTCCGCCATCAGCGACCGGAAGCGTTCGGCCTCTTCGGCGCTGGGATTGGCGCCGTCAATCGTGACGCTCTCGAGGTAAGCTTTCGCTTCCTCGAATCTGGCGGCCCCCTGGCGGCGCAATTCAACGGGCGTGGGCGCGGTCGGCATGATCCCCTCCGATCGGAGTGAAATGGTGACGTGCGAACGGGGATACCTCCAATCGGAGGCGAAGCGTTGCGGCGGTCGTCTTACCGCCGCGGCGGCCCGCGGCGAACGACGCGCGGGCACGGTCCGAGGAAGCTTGCAGCGACGCGGAGAGCGACGTATCCGGGAATGCCGGGAAGGACACCGGCCCGACATCGAAGAGTTGCGACACCTCGAGGATCGTGCGCACCGTCTCGTCGCCGATCTCGGCCCACTTGTCGCGGGCGATATAGCATGTGAACGAGCACCCGTCCATGTCGCCGCGGCGGATGGCCTCGAGGTAATGCGCCGTCATCGGCGTATCCGGCGGGTCGGCATCGAATGAGAGCCCGCGATCGTCCGACCCGAGGCGCAGCGTGCCCGACAGCGTGCGGCCGAGGATGAGGCTCGGGTCGTGATTGATGAGGAATCGCACGTCCGGCGCCTTGCCCAGCACCCCGTCGAACGCGCCGGGCGCGATCCGCGTGCGGAACCCGCCCAGGTCTTCGGATAGCCCGGTGTACGTCGCCGCGTAGCCCGAAATCCGCGGCCTGCCCCCCTCGACGCGGGCGAATAGCTCCGATTGCGGCTTGCTGAACACCGCCGCGAAGAGTTCGCCGTTTTTGTCGGCAATTTCACTCATTCGAGCCCCCTCGAGGCCGAAAACTCGCCGTTTCGTCGGTGATTGAACAGCCGATTTGGCGGCCCGGCGAAGCCCACGGCCTCATCGGGCGACACGTCCGGATCCGTCTCGCCCTCGGCCTCTTGCCGCTCATCCTCGGGCACCTCGCCCGGCTCCGCGCCCTCGGGCTCATCCTCGAGGCCGTTTTCGTCCTCTTCCTCGTCTTCGTCGGGCGCGAGTTCGACCATGTTGGCGGGCCGGAATCGCTTCTGACCGCCCGATTCCTTGCCGATGGGATTCATGCCCTCGAGCTCCCGTATCTCGTCCGGCGACATGCCGAATTGGAACATCTTCTGGTAGTAATCCCCCATGTCCTTCACGTTCGCCCGCAACATCGCGCGGATGTCGTGCCGCACGTAGTAGCCCTGCTGGATTTCCTCGTCCGTGAGCAACTTCAGATCCATACATTCCTCGATCCGCACGCACCAGGGACGGAGGCACGTCATGAGGTAATCCAGATTGGCCGCCTCGACGGAGGCGAGATGCGACTGCGAATAGTCGCCCAGCTTGTGCGGCGGTAGCCGCAGGATGCGGGCGATCTCGATGACTTGAAACTGCCTCGTCGCCAGGAATTGGGCATCCTCGGGATCGATCTGGGTATCCTGCCATTCCATGCCTTCCTCGAGGATGGCCACCTTGTTGCCCGAGGCCGATCCGCGATGGATGGCGTTGAACGAATCCCGGATGTTCGCCCGCGCCTCGGGCGAGAGTTCGCCCGGGTATTTGACGATGCCCTTGGGGATGGCACCGTTGCCGAAGAGCGACGCGCCGAATTGCTCGGCGGCTTTCCCGAGCCCGATGCACTCGCGGGCGAGGCCGACGGGGCTGTACCCGACCAATCCGTTGAACCCGACGCACGCGAGATGGAGCATGTTCCGCGGCTCGACCTTCGCCTGGGCGTTGCTGACGGCGAGGCTTCCCCCGTAGATCGCCATGGCCCGGCCCGCGTTCGACACCTCGTAATAAACCCGGTCGGATGCGTCATACCGCACGGTCACGTTCGCCGGATTCAACAGGTTCAGCCCCTTGAATTCGCCGCCGCCGCTCCAATCGATCTCCGCATAGCCGTTGCCCCACCCCAGCGCGTGCGATATCCACGCCTCGCGCCATTGCATCGAAGACATCAGGCGGGAATCGCCCGCGGGCGAACGGCGGAACGCCCAGGAAATGGGATGGTCTTTCACCAGCCGTTGCCCGCCCCGCGGCTTGCGGCGGAACACGGCGACCGGCAGCGATGACACGTCCTCGGCGATCACCCGGATTCCGGCGTAGTACGCCGTGAATGACAGCGCCGTCTGGGGCGTGACGACGATACCCGCGATCGAGGGCGTCACCAGCGAACCGGGCCATCCGGTGGGACCGGGCGCGGCGAACTTCGCCTTGCCCTTGCGGGCGAACCGCGGCATCCGCTTCACTAATCGCCCCATGCCGGAGCATCCCCCTCGCCGCCCGGCCGCCCGGCCTCGAGCCCGTCCAGGCCGTTGCGGAGATGCCCCCTGGCCTCGTCGATCGCCCCGGCGAGTTCGCCCTCGGCGAATGCCCGCGTCAGCGCCAGCGTGCGCAGCGCCCGGCTCATGGCGGTGTGCGCCGCCGCGATCTGTTCACCCATCGCCGCGGCCCGCCCCGAGGGCTCGAGGGCGGCGAAGTGGGGCGTGAGGGCGGGTGCGGATTCCTCGGCGCCCGCCCAGGCGGCGCTCTCGAGGATCAGCGTCAATCTGGGATCGGTATCGTCCCCCTCGAGCATGACGGCTTCGATCACCCGCGCATCGGCCGGCAATTCGTCACGCACCACGCGATAGCAATGCACGCCCGGCCCGAATAGCGTCGCGACGAACGAATCGGACATCTGAAGCATGCGGCAACCCATTATCATCCGACCGTGAAGATTCCCCGCGTGTTGTAAATCGACGGCTTGGGCGCGGGCACCCCGTCGTTGATCAATGCCGCCAGGGCGTCGAGCAAGGCGGCGAGGCCGTCAATCCGCTCGGTTGCGTGCGACTTGTCCAGGTACATCAACCCGGTCGCCCCGCGGCGCATCACGGCGTTGCCCACGTTCCACGCCAGGATGGGGTTGTTGCCGTGATTGATCCGCCCGGCGAGGATCAATTCCTCGAGCCGCGTCATCGGTTCATTCAGGGCGAGCGGCCCCTGAGCGATGCCCTTGACCGGGATCTTGTGGGCGTTGTAGAGCCGATTGAGGATCTGGGTCGCATACGCCCGGTCGGCATAGAGCGACCGGATCGGATGCCGCCGATTCCGGTCGACGATGAAATCTTCGATGACCTGATGGTCGGTCGCGTCGCCGTCGGTGAACGTGAGATGCCCGGCCCGCTCCCACGCCAGGTAACGGTCGACGTTGCGTTGCTCGCGGCGCCACTTGCCGTCCCGCGGCGCGAACCCCTGCGCCAGCACGCGGCACCCGCCCCGGTCGTCGGCGAAGAGTTCGACGTACACGCTCATGTCGCCCGTGACGCCCAGGTCGAGCCCGCCATAGCACGGGCGCCCCTCGAGGGCATCGAGGGCGATGGGCGAGCCGATCTCGGCCCACCGCGCCGTTTGCAGCCACCGCGTCGCTTGCTCCGTCCACTGGTTCAAGAGCAATTGCCGGAATGCGTTTTCGTAGGCGGGAATCTTCTGGGCGAGCCTGCATTCCGACCGCACCCACTCGAGCTGGCAGAAGTCGCCCAGGGCGGGCATCGCGGCCCGCCACGTGTCCTCATCGGTCCAATCGGCGTCGGCCTCGGCCTCATAAATCACGGGCAGGAAATCGGGATCCTCGATCGTGCCGTCCCGCACCCCTCGAGCGTATTCCCACTGTTCCCAGCATAGGCTAGTGCGGTCGTAGCCCGCGGTCGTGATCATGATCGTCAAGGGCTCGAGGGTCGCCCCGAACGCCGAGGTCAGCGCCGTCCACAATTCGCGATTGGGCAGCACGTGCAACTCATCGAAGAGCAGCACGCTCGGGCGCAGCCCGTGTTTCAAGGGCGCCTCGGATGAGAGCGCCTCGTACACCGCATCGAGCGGCTTGCACTCAATCCGCTTGTAACCGTCGTATACCCGCGCGACCGCCCGCAATGCCCGGGAATGCCACACCATGCGAGCCGCCGCCTTATGGATCAGCGCGGCCTGCTTGCGGTCGCCCGATGCGGAGTAAATCTGCTGCCCGCGCCGGCCCGTGCCGAACATCAGGTAGAGCAGGATGGCCGAGATGAGTTCGGTCTTGCCCTGCTTGCGCGGCAACGCGATGAACACGCGGCGATAGCGGGCGCGGCCCGTCTCATCGAAGATCGCCGTGATGATCCGCTCTTGCCACGGGCGCAGGTCGAACGGCTTGCCGTCCCAATCGCCCGTATGGGCGAGCCCATTAATGAACCGGACCGCGGGGTTAGCCCGTGATCCGGATGAGCGACCCGAGCGGGTCGGCATCCTGGGCGTCGACGTCAACGGCATCGGTCCTGATGAGGGATCGGCTCGGTTGCAAGGTCAATCCGAGTTCGCGCAAGAGGCCGCGGCGCTGCGCGGTCAACGTGTTCACCACGCTGATCGTGGCGTGATCGCGCACGTCCGCCCATTCGTGCGCGTCGTCCAAGAGGGCTTTCACCCGGCTCGCCTCGGCGACCACGGCGAGGTCGACACGCTCGAGGGCGCCGCGTTGTCTGAGCACCCGCACGAGCCGCTTGAACTCGGCCGCGGCCTCGGGCGCGAGTTTCGAGGGCGAGGCCGGGCACCGCCCGCGGCATTCCCGCGGCCTCGCGTTGCCGGTCGCCAGTTTTGGACCACGTTTGGCCATTTGTTGATTCAAACCCCCGAAAACGGCGTCGAAAAATCTGCAGTA